TCAATTTGGTAAGGGGCAAGGTAAGGTGCTTGCCACTGCTGCTGGTGCTTTGTTAGGTGCTGGCGGTGGTGCTTTTGTCGGCAACTCGTTGGCAATGCCTTATGAGAACCGCACGGCTATCAATGGCAACACTATGCGTATTGGTCGTAACGGTCAGCGGATTACTGAGAATGGTTATCGGATTGACCAGAACGGTCAGCGGATTGACGATGCCCAAGTCAGCAATCAACGCCGCCATAACTACGATGGCACACCAGTCATCGTGAACCAAGGTGGTGGGTATGCCCGTTCAAACTCACCATCCATCAGTAACTATGGTTGTACTGTTCGTAACAACTATGTTATTTGCAACTCTAACTAAAGAGGTGGTTATGAAAACTCGTGATTTGAATATTGACTTGAGTCCAGGTAGTCTTGAAAAAGTTGGAAGGGAAGACTTAATCGAGAGATTTAGTCACTGGACTTATCCGCAATATAGAGTTGAAAACCCTAATACTAAGATTTATATCTTTAAACAGAATATGTTTTCAAAACCCATTATCAAGGGTCCAGACTTTGTTGCGAGACTTAGAGAGTCAGGTGTGTTCCAAAGTGGTAGTCAAATACTTCCTAATGGTATTATGAAGATTGATGGTGAAGATATACTAGTGTGTCCAACGAAAGAGGGGACAACAACAGTCATGGATGCACTGAAAATGGGTGGTATGCAATCACCCGCAGGTGGCGTTGTGAATGGTTTGTTTTTGAGTATGCCTATCTTAGTAATTCCAAACCAAAAGTCGTGGGAAGCTGAGGTAGGAAGCGTGAAATCACATGCGGTTGTTGCTCGCCTTGCTGGTGCTTATTATAAGTATACTGGCAAGAAAATTATCTAACTAAGGTATGCAATAACTGCATATCTGGGTTATAAAAATAGCGAAACAATATTTCGTTATTTTAGTCTAAATAATAGTGAGCAAAGAGCGTTTCTTTGCTCATTTTTATGATACGCCATAATGGGTATCAAACTAAACCAACCTTGCTTACACAGGAGGTAAAAGCAATGACTAATAAACAAATGTTCAACCTAACAGATTTTCCAATGTTCGTCGGTTTGGATCGGGTCTATACCCAGATGCTAAAGCATTCCGAAGATACGAGCTTTGCGAAAGCTATCCCTAACTTTCCACCATACAACATTCGCAAAATTGATGAGAACAAGTATGCTGTGGAAATCGCTGTCGCCGGATTTTCTAAGTCCGATATCGAAATTGAAATCGATGGAGACACCCTAAAGATTACTGGTAGTTCTGCTTCTGTTGATGAAGAAGATAGTTTCTTACATAAAGGAATTGCGAATCGTGCATTTGCTCGCACATTCAACCTAGCAGACACAATTGAAGTTAAGGATGCCTCTCTTATGAATGGGATGCTCAAGGTCTTTCTTGAGAACATTATTCCAGAAAATCAAAAGCCACGCAAAGTGGATATTACAGAGGAGCCTACTTCAGATGAAAAAACTACTTAAATCAATTATTGACTGGGTTAATGAACCCGTAAAGTACGAGTATGAAAATGAACTAGAGTTCCTTTCCGAATCTGTAGACCACGCAGACTTAGAGCATAAGATCAGTGAAATCCAACGTGTTCAACGCTATCGTACAAATATTGCATTAGGAAAAGGATATCTATAAATGGAATACTTCACACAATCACCAGACTCAATCTTTTTTGGTGGTATGTTTGGTATGTTCTTCTTAGTAACCGTTGCTTCAATGGTTGCTCATAAATTTTTCAGTTGACATATCATCTAACATCTAGTACTATAGGGGAGTGGGCAACTGCTCCCCTTTTGCTTTGGAGGCAATTATTTTTTATTATACAAACGTGGACAGACTCGGTAACAACATCATGTTCCGGGGCTACAAAGACGGCAAGCGAGTCGAGAAGAAGATTCGGTATGAACCTACCTTTCATGTGACGGGCAAGGGCAACGAGACTTGGAAATCACTAGACGGCATACCAGTCGCTGAGATGAAACCAGGGACTATGCGTGACTGCAAAGACTTTCTAGAGAAGTATGATGGCGTGCAGGGGTTCAATGTCTATGGTACAACCAACTATGTGCATCAGTTCATCAGTGAGATGTTTCCTAAAAATATCAAGTATGACCGTACCAAGATGAATATCTGTACGATTGATATTGAGGTTGCATCTGAAGATGGTTTCCCAGAACCAGCAGAAGCCAAGCACGAAATCATCACCATCACAATCAAGAACAACGACAGCGGTCAGTATCACACCTGGGGTCTATATGAGTTTGACTCCGACAAGTGTGAGCAGTCTGTGCTGTATCGCCAGTGCAAAGATGAGCGGACCATGCTGCTTGACTTTCTTGAATACTGGGGTGACCATACACCTGATATCATCACTGGTTGGTATTCAGACTTCTTTGATATCCCTTACATCGTCAATCGTGTTGCTCGTATCTTTGGTGATGAGATGGTCCAGAGTCTGTCACCATGGCGCAAGGTAGACCAAGACAACAAGATGATTGCTGGTCGTCAACAGATCGGTTATCGTATCATGGGTGTCACTCAACTTGACTACATCGACCTGTTTCGTAAGTTTACACTTAACACTCTGGGTCAGCAGGAGTCTTACAAGCTAGACCATATTGCTAATGTGGTGCTTGGTGAGAAGAAACTAGACTACAGCGAGTATGGTTCTCTTCATATGCTATACAAGCATGACTATCAGAAGTTCGTCGAGTATAATATCAAAGATGTGGAGTTGGTTGACCGTATCGAAGACAAGTTGGGTCTGATTGACTTGGTTATGACCATGGCATACCGTGCTAAATGCACACTGAAGGATACGCTTGGCACTGTCGGTATCTGGGATGCTATCCTCTACAACGAGTTCAAGAAGCGTAAGATTGTCGTGCCACAAAAGCGTATGTCCGATTACAATACGATTGAAGGTGGTCACGTCAAAGATCCGCAAGTGGGCAGTCACGAGTGGGTTGTATCGTTTGACTTGAACAGTCTGTATCCACACATCATCATGCAGTACAATATGAGTCCAGAGACAGTGGTGAACGACATTCGGTCAGGCACAACGATTGATGAGTTGCTTGACCTTTGTTCTAAAAAGAAAGATGCAGACATTCCAGACGATATGTGTCTGACTGCCACTGGTCAGTTGTTTCGTAATGACGTTGAGGGTATCATCCCACAGATCATTCAAGAGTATTATGATGAGCGTGTGACTATCAAGAAGCAGATGCTGGATGCAAAGCAGCGGTATGAGAAGGACAAGTCCAAAGCGATTGAGCGTGAGATATCGTTGCTTGACAACAACCAGATGGCTATCAAGATTGCCATGAACTCTTTCTATGGTGCGCTTGCCAACAAATACTTCCGCTACTTTGATGCTCGTGTTGCTGAAGCAATCACTGTGTCTGGTCAGTTCACTATCCGATGGGCAGAGAAGATTCTGAATGAGTATCTAAACAAGATGCTGAAGACTGACATGGACTATGTGATTGCAATCGATACTGACTCTGTGTATCTAAATCTAAGTCCGCTGGTCAAGAGTGTGATGGGTGATGAGACTGACAAAGAGAAGATCGTCAACTTCCTCGACAAAGCAGGTTCACATATCGAGAAGCACCTTGACGCTGGTTACACACAACTTGCATCGTTCATGCAAGCACCACGACAGAAGATGGTGATGGCACGAGAGATTATCGCAGACAAGGCTGTGTGGACTGCCAAGAAGCGATACATCGCACACGTCTGGGATAGTGAGGGTGTTCGGTTTGCAGAACCAAAGATGAAGGTTACAGGTATCGAAGCAGTGCGGTCATCTACTCCACAAGTCTGCCGTGACCTGATTATGGACACCATCAAGAAGATTGTGACCTGCACTGAGACTGAGGTGCAGCAGCATATCGAAGACTTGCGAGTGGAGTATATGAAGTTGCCAGCAGAGGACATCGCATTCCCTCGTGGTGTGTCTGAGATGGAGAAGTGGACTGATGCTTCGTCGTTGTACAAGAAGGGTACACCAATCCATGTTCGTGCTGCGTTGCTGTATAACAAAAGTTTGAATGACAACAAACTTGGTAGTCGGTATGAGCGCATTCAGTCAGGTAACAAGATGAAGTTTCTGTACATGACGATGCCTAACCCGATACAGGAAAACGTGTTTGGCTTCGTGAATGTCCTGCCAAAAGAACTTGACTTGGAGCAATACATAGACTACAATAAACAATTCGAGAAAAGTTTCCTTGACCCCATCCAAGTCATTCTGGATGCGATGGGTTGGAATGCTGAGAAACAAAATAACTTGGAGGATTTCTTTGGTTGACTTGATTAATGGTGACTGCATTGAAGAGATGCAAAGACTTATTGATGAGGGTGTGCAGGTTGACTCTGTTGTAACAGATCCACCGTATCACCTAACATCTATTGTAAAACGATTTGGTAAAGACAATTCTGCACCTGCAAAATACGGAACAGATGGTGCTTACGCAAGAGCGTCGAAAGGTTTTATGGGTAAAGAATGGGATGGTGGTGATATTGCATTTAGACCAGAAACTTGGGAACTTGCATATGAACTACTGAAGCCTGGTGGTCATCTTCTAGCATTCTCTGCTTCTCGTAACTATCACAGAATGGCAGTTGCAATAGAAGATGCTGGTTTTGAAATTCGTGACCAACTAATGTGGTTGTACGGAAGTGGGTTTCCGAAGTCTCATAATATCAGTAAGTCGATTGATAAGGCGGCGGGAGCGACACGAAAGGTTGTTGGAACTAAAGATACTAGATCAGAATATGATGGTAAAACACGAAAATCAAAAGCAATAAACAAAGGATGGCGTCAAGCGGAAAATCGTGATGATTTTATTGATATGTCTAAAAAAGACATAACCGTACCAGCAACACCCGAAGCACAAGAATGGGAAGGTTGGGGAACTGCTCTTAAGCCTGCACATGAACCAATTGTGATGGCAAGAAAACCTTTATCAGAAAAATCCATTGTAGATAACGTATTGAAACATGCAACTGGTGGCATCAATATTGATGGGTGTAGAGTAGATTTATCTGAAGGTGATGATCCGAGACTAGGCGGTAAGGGAACTTGGAAGACCAAGGAGATGGCTAAAAATGTTTATGGCAATTATCAAGGTAAAGAATCTGGGTCAAGTGAATTAGGTAGATTTCCTGCTAATGTAATGCATGATGGATTGGAAGAAGATTGGGCAAAATTCTTCTACTCGCCAAAAGTATCCAAGTCAGAAAGGGGTAAGGATAATACGCACCCCACAGTGAAACCACAAGAGTTGATGAAATATCTATGCCGATTAGTAACACCAAAGGGTGGTATTGTGCTTGACCCATTCATGGGTAGTGGTTCTACAGGACTTGCTGCAAAAGATGAGGGATTTGATTTTATTGGTATAGAACGAGAGAAAGAGTATTTTGAGATTTGTAAAAGCAGAATTGAAAAGAGTTCACCTCTAATGGAGTTTTTTGAATGAAGACAGCAATTTTAATACCTGCTCGTATTGAGAGCAGAAGGTTTCCACGCAAGATGCTATCTATGTTGGGTGATGAAACTCTCATTCAGCGTGTCTACCGCAAGTGTGAAGAGACAGGAATTCCCACATTCGTATTGACAGACTCGCTAGAGATTGTTGACCATATGCCTAAAGCCAAAGCATTTCTTACAGAGGATGCTGAGAATGGTACTGACCGTTGCTGCTGGTATGTCAACAACGTGTTTCAGTCTTATGATCGTATCATCAACGTACAGGGTGATATGCCAGACATTACACCTGAGATTATCAATAAGGTGCATGACCAGTTGATTCGTGGCGCACAAGTAGCAACGGTATATGCTAAGATGCCAAAAGAGAAACGTGAAGTGCCTAGTGTCGTTAAGGTTATCCACAATGGCAACAAGGCACGTTGGTTTGGTCGTGGTTTCACTCGGTATGGTGACCACCACTTGGGCATCTATGGATATACCGCAGATGTATTATCGCAGTATCGTAAGTTAACCAAGTATCCAGAAGAGAATATTGAAAAACTGGAGCAACTACG